AGTGCTTAGTGGCTAAGAAAAGACCTCTCTTTGGTGTTTCTAATTATGTAAAACGAACTAGGAAAAAAAGACCTGGTAGGCATACAAAAAACATAAGTAAAAGAATACCAAGAAGAAAAAAATATAGAGGACAAGGTAGATGAAAGATATTGTTAATGAAGGTTTAAAACAAACTGTATATTCAAAAGATGATACAGAAAATAAAATAATCATTAATGAAAAAGTAAATATCAATCCACATCTACAACATAATAAAACTTTATATAATCATAACGATGGTTATTCAAAATCAAGAGAACTTAAAAGAGTAGCTTCAATACCAACTATTGCATTATCTGTATGGGCAAAAGAATACAATGGTGATAGTAATTGGTTTGGACTACCAAAAGAAGTTCAAAAAAATATATTAAAGAAAAAACTAAATAGTAGTGAATTTAGATATTTCAAAACAGCAGAAGGAAATTTATAATGGCATTAAATAGTTATTCAGCTTTGAAAACATCAATAGCAAATTGGTTAAACAGATCAGACCTTACTACAGAGATAGAAGATTTTATTGTTCTTGCAGAAAAAGACTTCAATTCTAAATTAAGAATTAGACAAATGGTTTCAACAGATAGTTCTTTTTCTATCAATGCAGAAACAGTAGCTTTACCAACAGGATTTTTACAAGTAAGAGATTTCTTTATTACAGATGGTGGTAGTAAGCATTCTTTACAATACATTACACCGGCACAAATGGATCAAATCAGAGGATCAAGTGTTACCGGTCAACCATCAACTTACACAATTATTGGTGAAAATTTTAGATTCGCACCAAAACCTGCTAGTACATACACAGCAACTTTAAATTTTTACAAAGAGTTTGACCCTTTATCAGTTAGTAATACATCTAATTTTATTTTAGCAAGTCATCCTGCTATTTATTTATATGGTTCTCTTTATCATTCTGCTAATTTTTTAGGTGGTGTAGAACCAAGACTTATTCAACAATGGCAACAAATGTATGCTACAGCTTTAGAAAGACTTGAAAGAAACGATAGAGAAGATCAATATGGTAATGCACCTTTACAACAAAGATCAGATGTTACTGTTGCAGCACCATTTAATGATTATGCTAGAGTTTCTTTTAACAACAATACTTAGGACTTTGAATGCAAATACCTTTTGGAGAATGGCTACCTGATCAACCTGAATATTTAAATCCAGGTGCAACTACAGCTAACAATGTGTATTACGCACAAAATTCTTACAAAAGATTTCCCTCATTAGTAAATTATTCAACAAATAATATTGGTGCAGATAGCAGAGGTGCTGGTTCATTTAGAAACAACTCTGGAGCTGTATTTAATTTTGTTGCAAAAAATACAGACATTTATCAATTAGATGGAGGTACTTTTACTTCAAGA